TTATGGGATCTTTTCAATCTCATTTTTAAGCCAGTCGATGCTTCTTTGGGTATAAACACGTTCAGTAAGGTCTTTAATATGGTGTCCAACAAGTCGTTTGATGGCATATTCGTCCATGTTATACTTTTTGGCCATTGTAACAAAAGTAATACGTCCATCATGGCCTTTATGCTCAGAGTTCAGTGACAGCAGAGGAACGACTTCGTTGACAAGCTGCACGGAAAAAGAGGCATAGCGCATTTGCGTGACTTCGCCTTTTACGGTGTTCTGATGATGGAAACCACGCTGGCGGATCGTGAAAAATAAATAAGGCGAACCTGCTTCGAGCGCTTTTTCGTAGCGGGCTTTTACCAGATTGTAAATTCGGGGATGAATCGGCACTGTTCGGTTTATCCCCGCTTTTGTTTTTAAGCCGCCTGTAAATGTGCCCACATCCATATCAACATCCTTCATTTTCAGGTCGCATAGTTCTCCGGGACGCCAGCCAGAGTAGCACTGAATTAGAATCATGTCAATGATAGGATGCTTGTCTATATTTGCCCATAGAAGATCGAGTTCTGCTTCGGTATAGGGAATATGACTATTCGGTTTGCGGACATACCCCGAATCGATCGTGAACATACGAGCATAATTTTTATCGACGAGTTCGCGGGAGACTGCATAATCAAAGAGCAGATTATAAAGATTTTTCATTGAGTCTTTATTATTGTTTTGTGCATGGCGAGTTTCTCCGGCGTAAACGATGGTTCCGTTTTCAATACAATTCTGCAGGTGCGAGATATGAACGTCGCGGACAAGCATGTTATGAATCGAGGAGGAGTAGGCCCATGCTCTTTTATAACGGGAAATCGTAGAAGAATCCACTTTTTTCTCTTTCGTGGTCAGCCACATATCAAAAAGGTCCTGCATAGTTGTTTTATTGCTAAGGTCAAATGGATGCGCGTTGTATTTCATAAGTGCTTCATATGCTTCATTATATGTTTCAAAATAAGCGACCGGACGGAGCGGGCATACGATCGGTTTGCCTTCATCAGTTCTTCCGGCTGTGACCATTGCCCGAAAGGGCTTGCGAAGATTACGCCCTCGGACTTCGGAAATCTGGCCGAATCCATTGGGAAGACGCATATGTTTTTTCTTTTTTGGTGGCAGCGATGACTTGGATTTGAGCGGGTAACCGCAATGAGGACAAGCTGTTGCCTTATCGCTCACTTGTAGACAACACTCTGGACAGAGTTTTAACATGGAAACCTCCTTCAATCATTGTATAAATTTGCCATTTTCACTCAAAAGCTCGGTCAAACCGGGCTTTTTCTGTTTGAAAAAGCTATTCTAGGTTAAACGATAGATTTTTGCTTGTCAATCCTTCAGGGCGAAAAAGATAAAAAACAGCACGCGGGGGACCATTTTTGCAAGTATCATCCTTTTTGAGCCTGGGAACGTATTTAGACGCTCCTAGAGTAACACAAAAGGAGTACGATAGAATGGATAAAGCTAGATTAAAAATGGGTTCGGTTCCTGTACGGATCGCAGCACGAGTATACGGCCGGGACCCGGCGTGGGTGCGTGCGGGTATCATTGCGGGGTGGCTTCCGATTGGCGAGGCAACGAGAAACGGAAAGCGCGTTACGGATATTCAGCAGATGAACTCAAAGCTGGGCAGAATCAGCTATTACATCTCTCCCAAGCTCCTCTATGAGCAGACCGGTTATGAATGGAGGGGCAAAAAATGAGCAGAGAACGTGCGGAGCTGTCAAAAAAGAACCCATACCACATTCCGAGATACCGGTACTACGAACTGAAGTATTTTTGCAGGCAGTACGATGACTGGAAGAAAGCCCTGACTCTGATCGATGGGTGGCAGACACCGCCAAATGATATTTCCGGCATCATCAAGGGGTGCCCACCCGAAAGCCCGACCGAGAGGATCGCACTGTCCAGAGTGTTCTACTCCAACTGCATCGACATCGTTGACAGGTGCATTGCGGAACTTGATACGGCATTGGCACCGTACATTAAAAAGGGCGTGACAGAGGGAGACGGCTACAACAAGCTTCAAGCGAATGGCTGCCCCTGCTGCCGCGAGACCTACTACGAGCATTACCGGTACTTCTTCTGGCTCCTGAGCAAGGAACGGCAGTGACGCGAAAAAATCAGCCGCCTTTATGAAAGGTGGTATGAACAATGTTTAGTCTGATCGTTGCAATTTTGATCGTTGTACTGCTGGTCAAATGTATTGGCCTGGTAGGGGCAAAGACGGAAGAGGTGAAACAGAGAACAAAGAAGAAACACTGAAAATCAAAATGGAGCTTATGGGAAGCCATAGGCTCTTTTTTTTCGCAGACGCGAAAAATACAGCCTCCTTTATGGAAAGAAATGAACAAATTTAGGAGGTATTTTACTATGCTGAAGAATGTTATTAAAGGTTTTGAGGAAATGATGAACTGTGTTCTGACCGCTATGAACGAGTCGCTGAGCGATCCGTATGCTGGCTGGAACGAAGGGGAAGAACTCCTCATGCTGAACGAGGTTCGGTGTGGTATCCGCTAATGGATATTCTGACCGGAAAACGGGCGTATGGAAACATGCGCTCTTTTCTTTGACGTTTCGGTGCAGGCGCGAAAAATACAGCCTCCCTTATGGAAGGAGATAGCTCAGTTGGCAGAGCGCTGCTTGATTGCAGAGGTCGTGGGTCCGAATCCCATTCTCTTTCTTTTTTCTATTCTAGAATAGAATGTTGGCGCGAAAAACGCATTGTCCTTTATGGAAGGATGTCTTCCGAAGAACGAAAGGAGAAATGCTATTATGGCAAAACGAGTAAAGACGAATTATGACCGCGGGTACGTGAACGCTATGGATAAGATCCGCGTGTTCATCGAAAGCAGCTCGAAAGTGATGTATGTCGATACACGCGAGTATAAGAATGCTGAGACGGCACGCTGTGCTTACCGGAACGCGATCGCGCTGGTGCGGGCAGGAGGAATCGTGCGTGTTACTTGCAACCGCAATGAACTTTTCCTGATTCGCAATGACATCTGAGGCGAAATGGAGCTTACGAGAAATCGTAGGCTCTTTTTTTTCCGCACGCAGGGGACGGGTTCCTCTACTATATTATTAAAAAGGAGAATTACAAAATGGACGCAAAACTGTTTCTGATCGTTTTCATCTGCATTGCTGCACTGGGGCTGGTGCTGGGTATTGCCATTGGTTTCAACCTGAGCGAAGGCCAGAGATGTGTCGGCGACCTTGTAATCGCACCCGGTGACGAGGATGCAGACCATTACATGTTCCTGGATCTTGCGAAAAGTCCGGAAACTCTGGCAGGGAAAGAGCGGGTGATGCTGAACATCAAAATGATCCGGACGCGAAAATAACGTGGTGTTCTATGGAGGAGACTCCAGAATGATATTTTGTAAAGGAGATTTTTCAAAATGGAAAACTACGAAAACAAAGAATTGCTGAAAGACGCGGCGAAGAAATCGCTGGAAAGTCTTAAGGATCTGAAGCCGGGTACGGAAGAGTACAATACGGCTGCAAACATGGCGTTGAAGCTGTACGATATGCAGCTCAAGGATGAAGCGCAGGAAAACGAAAAACAGCTGAAAGAGGACGAGGCCGTGCGGAAAGTGCACGAACTGGAACTCGATCAGGAAAAAGCGGAGAAGGCGCGCAGACTTGACTGGGCAAAGATCGGCATGAAGGCACTGACGTTTGCAGGCACGATTGGTATGACCGTGTACTGGTCGATCTGCGAGGCAGGCGGTGTAACCCAGCTGTCGAGAGCAATCGGCGAGGGAGTACATGAGCTGAAGAGAGGCTTTACGGAAAAAGATTAAAAAGGAGGAACCGAGGAGGGTTCGTGGCGAAAGCTGCGGACTCTCTTTATTTTTTATGCGATACCACGATAACGCCCAGCCGCAGGAGTGGACGAACTACTACGGAAGCGTCTACCGCTGCAACCATCCTGTGTACCGGGTATGTACATTGTATAAAGAGCGCAGCAAGGGCCTATGCGTGATCCAGCAGCGCTACAACATGGAAAGCAAAGCGACCTACTGGAGCGCCATAGACCCATGGCTGACCGATAAAATTTACCTGCATGACGGGTTCAAGGAATATTTTGACAGCCATGCCAAACGAAAAAATCAAAACGGAGAATATCCTACCGTGACCGTGCGACAGATCATGTGGGCGCTGCGGATGAAGCCATTGAAAAAAGAACGCTGGGAGACTGTGTTTGACAGAAGCACGATTTAGGACGCGAATATTTCTGTGTGCTTTATGAGACGAGTTACGTCTTAACATTTATATTTTTTGGAGGTATGAAAGATGAAAATTGACGCAAGATTAGTTAAACAGAGCGTAGGCATGATCGTTGGTGGCGTCATTTTTGCATGGAGTGCGATGGACAAGGGCCGGATTGACGGCATTAAGGAAGGAAAGTGGCTTCAGGCAGGATGGACAACACGTGCAATCGAAGACGTGTACGAAAAGGGAAAGGCGGATGATATTATCAATCGAGTTAATGCCAAATTCCATGAATATAGAAACGAAAAGTAACTCAAAGGCGGGAGCCGTGGAGAAATCTGCGGCTCTTATTTTTTTGCAGACGCGAGAAAAACTTGCTCTATTATGAAGGAGGTGAGAGTTATGGAATACCTTCTGGCAAAGAGCGACAGACAGCTCGGTATTTGCCTGAGAATGCTGTATGACGAAGGATACAAAGGTTTGGTTGTTGAAAGTGTGATAAACGCTAAGAACCGAATGGAGTTCCACGTCAAGGTTATGGCTGCCGAAGACAAGATGGCGAAGTTGAATGACCGCTACCAGACGTTGATTTCCTAAATCTTACTCTGGAGGGCAAAAGATCTGAAACATGGTCTTTTGCTTTTGTCTGGGCCATGCTATAATGAAACAAAGGGAGGCGAAGAGCATGAGAGTGACATCGCACATGATCGTTCCCGTGAAGAAAAACGGCAAGTGGACGACCTATATCAAAGAGTTCGAGGAAGATATTCCGGATTTGGGACGGCACTGCCTGATGTGCAATTCCTGCGGAGAACCGAGCTATCCCGAATGCATGAAAAAATGCCCGGTGGAGCGTGATCGTGTCGAGCGCGAACAGAAGAAAGCACAGGAGAAAATTGCCAAACATAAGGTCGAGATTGATATTTTGGCCGGGCTGGTTCGTGATGGTTTGCTGAAAGTGGAAGACGCTGCGCCGCGTGTGGAAATGACCGTGGAAGAATTTGAAGCGGCGATGCCAAAATGATATTTGAACCAGAGAGCTTACGAGAAATCGTAGGCTCTTTTTATTTTGTCCAAACGCGAAAAAATCTCCTTGCTTTATGGAGCGAAGACCATGAACAAAGGAGAATACTATGCGAGAAAACAAATTTTGGAACTATTCGATTACGATTGGCAACATGATTGTGACATTGGCATTCGGACTTGGAGTGGGTCTGGTAGTGCTGTTGTTTACATTGATTGTGCGATCGATTCTTAGCAAGAAATGACAAAACAAGGTACGAACTGAACTTGTCTTTGTTCCGGAATTGAGCTGTGGATAGATCTGCGGCTCTTTCTTTTTTCTCCGCAAAGACGCGAAAAATTCACCTTGCTTTATGGAGGTAAGAGGGCTTTATCGAAAGGAGAAATTACTATGATGAAAGATATCAAAAACTTTATGAAAAAACCTATTACTTGGGGCGACAGCTTTAAGTAGAGCGGTATTGCTCTGGGACTGTATGCAGCAGTCATCGGGGCAATCGCTGCTTACGAGAAGTGGATCGCTTATAAGGACAAGGCAGAGAGGCTTGATAAATACAATTCATTCAGAGATATGAATAATCAAATCTGAAAGATCACGCCCTCTTATCTTTTTTGAAAATGATATTTCGGAGGTCGAACGCTATGGAGGACATTATGCTGATCCGGTCAAGTTTTATGCGCCGTATCATTTCACAGATCATCAACAAGGCTTTGAAGAAGCAGACACCCGGTGTAGAAGTGGAGCTGAAAGAAGCTCAGGTAAACTGGGTGGACAAGGAGCAGAAGCTGCGGGTACATCTGGAGCTGGATGCGGAGGTAACGAAGGCTCAGCTGAATGATATTCTGAAAAAAGCTGGAGTGCTGTGACGCGAAATTTTCAGTGTGTTTTATGAGATGATTAGTCTCAGATTTATATTTGTGGAGGTATGAATTATGAAGAAGCTGGTGAAGGTTGCTTTGGGCGCAGTGGCGTTTCTTGGCATTACCGAGTTGTACTGCGTTGAAACCGTTGCCATCATGTGGAGAAAACTTATGATGCGCAATGATGATTCAGCGGCAGACGCACTCGACAATGCGATGAAAGCAGGCCGAGCGAACTGGGAACTGAAGCTGTATGAATTCCTGAAAACAGATCAGGCCGAAAGGTATCTGAAGCACTAATCGAAAACGGAGCTTACGAGAAATCGTAGGCTCTTTTATTTTTCAAAATGGAGGTTTGACAATGAAACTGACGAAAACATGCGCAAAGTTTCTGCGTAAACATGGCGGAACGATCCTTGCCATCGGAGCCTCAATTGGTGTGGGTCTGACCATGTGGGAGACGGGAAAGGCGACTGTGAAGGCTACCACGCTCGTTACTATGAACAAGGACGAGCCTATGACGAAAAAAGAAATCGTCAAAGACTGCTGGAAGTTTTATATTCCAGCGGCTGTGGTTGGTGCTGGAACTGTGGCGTGCATTCTGGGGTCCAATGCGCTGAACAAGAAACAGCTGGCCAGTATGACCGCTGCCTACATGGCACTGGGAAAAACCTATCAGGAGTACCGCAGGGAGGTGGCGGAGCGCATCGGTGCTGAAGAGGAAAAAAAGCTTCGCATGGAAGTTGCTGAAAAGACAAAAGGTGAGGATATTCAGCGGGATAAAGATGGTGATGTCATCCGGCTGTTCTACGAGCCTGCGTCGAAAAGATATTTTCATGCCACCATGTCCCGTGTCATTGAGGCATCGTACTATTTCAACCGGGAACTGGCCACGAACGGTTGCATTTCTGTGAACGAATGGTGCAACTATCTCTGCGCTGATGAACTTACCGTTACACCAGAAGGCGACGAAATGGGATGGTGTCTGGACCAACTCATATATGACTTGGACGCCTACTGGATGGACTTTGAATACGATAAACAAATCACGGATGATGGACTGGAGTGCTATTACCTGGCGCCTGCACTTGATCCGGTTAAAAATTACCTGAATTATGAGGAGGACACTTATCATGCATAAGATCGACTGGTGGAAAGTTGCATCTGTGGCACTGATGGCTGCAAGCGCAGTGCTGAGCTTTGGACATGACCTGATCGAGGATAAAAAGACCGAGGAAGACCTGCAGGATATGGTGCAGGAAGAAGTTCGGCGGCAGTTGGCAGAAAAGAACCAGTAAACGCGAAAAATACAGGCTCCTTTATGGAAGAGAAATCCAATTTGAACAAAGTAAAGGAGAATGATATTTATGTACGATTACAATTTTTACGAACAAATGGACAGCCTGATGGTAAATCTGCTGGTAGATCTGGCCATCAACATGGTACGCGTGCTGTATGCTACAGTACGATACGTGTTGATACGTTATGCACACGGTCTTCCGTACGAAGTACCAGGAGTACGCCGATGCACAAATTGATGATATGCGCGACCACTACCGCAAGAAGGAAGCTGATCTGGATACCATGATCGAAGAAAAGGCCCAGCAGAAAAGCATGGAGCAGCTTACGGGAAAGTACCGCACCGAGTCCGACCCGGAAGATATTGTGACCCACGACCCCATTGAGATCATTCAGCCGGACGAGTTCGGTGACATCGACGACTATGAGACTCGCGGGCTGACCTATTATGCCGATGGCAAGCTGGTATTCGACGAGGAGACGATGCCTGTGAACGACGATGATATTCCGAACATCATCGGAACAGAGGCGCTGAACCACTTTGGCGAGTTCATGCCCAGCACGATTCATGTGCGAAACAACAACTATCATAAGGACTATGAGATCATTCAGGTTCGTCAGAACTGGGGCGACCTCTATCCGGAAGAGGAGGAAGAATGATATTTTCGGATCTTGGAGAACAGTATTATGACTGGCTCCACAAAATCGTGTGCGGCGAATGGGAGCCGAGAAATCTCTCGTTCCATCGGCTGCTCATGTACTTACATAATCGCACTTATATTCCGGTCTGCGAAATGGACCAGTGCAGAGCAGAAGATGGTGTGAATCTGCGTTACCGTTTTGCCAGCGAATGCGATATTCCGTATGACAAGATCGATGCGGAGTTCCACGGTGTTCCGTGCAGTATGCTGGAAATGATGGTGGCCCTTGCGGTGCGCATCGAAGAACATATTATGGAGGATTCCAGTGCGGGAAACCGTGTCGGGCAGTGGTTCTGGAATATGGTTGTCAGTCTCGGGCTTGCTGCCATGGACGACGGCCGGTTTCACGAAGACCGGGCAGATTATATTCTGGACAGGTTTGAGCGCAGAGACTATGAATACAATGGTGCCGGCGGTCTCTTTACAGTGAACCATCCGACCGAAGATATGCGTCGGCTTGATATTTGGTATCAGCTGATGCACTACCTGCAGGAAAACGAATTTTGAAAGGAAAATCAACATGGATATGACGAATATTATGTATGAATTGGTCAACACCAAAACTTCGCTGACCATTGCAGACCGTACCATCGAAACTTTGCAGAAGCAGAACCGGCGTCTGAACCGTCGGTGCCTGCGCCAGAGTCTGATGATCGCAGGTCTGACATGGCTCACCGTTACGGCCTGCAGGATGCTGAGCGAGAACGATAAGAAGTGCAAAGAGGCTGAGGAAGATGCCCGGCAGCTCCATGCGGAACTTGCTCACACGCAGCAGGTGTTGGACGATGTGAACCGCAAGAACGCCGAACAGTTTTGGACGGAGAGCAGAACAAGTGCGACGGAGCCCGAAAAAGATATCTGCTGCGATGGGAAGGCAACCATTACCAAAAATCCGGAATAAAATGCATGGAAAGGAGGAAGTCAGTTGCCGATGATTGATTTCCTGAGGATTGCCACGCGAACCGGAAAACACGGGGTGATCGAAGTGTACCCGAACTTTATCATCACCAAGTCGAAAGACCTGATGATCCGGGGTTCTGATTTCTATGCGATCTGGCTGGAAGAACGCGGCTTGTGGAGTACCGAAGAGCAGGATGCATTGCAGCTCATTGACCGGGAACTTGATATTTATGCAAACGAGCATAAGCAGTTTCTGGGCGATAATGTTCGAGTCTTACATATGTGGGATGCACAGTCTGGCATGATTGATATTTGGCACAAATATTGTCAGCGCCAGATGCGGGACAATTATCATACCCTCGATGAGACATTGATATTTGCAAACACCTCTGTCAAAAAAGACAGTTATGCATCCAAACGACTGCCGTACCCGCTGGAACAGGGGAGCATTGCCGCCTACGACGAGCTGATGACCACGCTGTATACGCCGGAGGAACGTGAAAAGATCGAATGGGCCATTGGTTCCATTGTAAACGGGGATTCCAAAAAGATCCAGAAGTTCCTTGTTCTGTATGGTCCACCCGGAAGCGGCAAATCGACCATTCTGAACATCATCCAGAAAATGTTTGATGGATACTGGGCAGTGTTTGACTCAAAGGCACTTGGCTCATCATCCAATGCGTTTGCACTGGAAGCGTTCAAATCGAACCCGCTGATCGCAATTCAGCATGACGGCGATTTATCGCGTATCGAGGACAATACCCGATTAAACTCGCTGGTTTCCCATGAAACCATGATGGTGAACGAGAAGTTCCGCAGTGCCTACGCAAGCCAGTTCAAGTGCTTCATGTTTCTCGGTACAAACAAGCCCGTAAAGATCACGGATGCAAAATCGGGTCTGATCCGGCGACTGATCGATGTGGAGCCGAGCGGCGAAAAAATACCGGCAAAGAAATACCGCGACCTCGTAGGCAAGGTTGACTTTGAATTGGGTGCTATTGCATGGTATTGCAAAGACGTCTACGAGAAAAACAAGCATCGTTACGACGATTATGTTCCGACACGAATGCTTGGTGCATCCAACGACTTCTACAACTTCATGCTGGACTCCTACTACATCTTCAAAAAAGAAGATGGCGTATCGCTGAAACGTGCCTGGGCAATGTATGACACCTACAATCAGGAGGCAAAAGTTTCGTATCCTTACTCCAGGCGAGCGTTCCGTGAAGAATTGATGAACTATTTCTCGGATTACAAAGAACGTGCCGAGGATATGAACGGCGAGCGGGTGCGCAGCTACTACAGCGGCTTCAAGTACGAAAAATTCAAAGAATTTCTGGAAGACCCTCCCCCAGGGGTTGATGCGGGAAATGACCCCCCTGCCTCCTCCTGGATCGAATTGAAGGAGCAGCATTCTCTCTTTAATGACATTTGCAAGGACTGCCTGGCGCAATATGCGAACGAAAATGGCACTCCCATGCAGAAGTGGGAGAATGTCAAAACCAGATTGACCGGGATCGATACAAAAAAGCTACATTATGTAAAGGTCCCGGAGAACCACATCGTCATTGACTTTGATATTCCCGGCCCGGATGGGAGTAAGAACTTTGAGCGCAACCTTGAAGCTGCTTCCAAATGGCCAAAGACCTATGCGGAGCTGAGTAAATCTGGTGCGGGAATCCACCTGCACTATATTTACACCGGCGATGCAACGAAGCTGAGCAGAATCTACGACGAGAACATTGAGGTCAAGGTGTTCACGGGAAAATCTTCTCTGCGAAGAAAATTGTCGAAGTGCAATGATATTTCCATCGCAAACATCAGCAGTGGCTTGCCGTTGAAGGGAGAAAAAGCAATGGTCGATGTAAAGCAGATCCAGAATGAGAAGCATCTGCGCATTCTCATCAAGAAAGCGCTGGCAAAGGAGATCAGCCCGTATACGAAGCCAAGTGTGGACTTTATTGCCCATGTTATGGACGAGGCATATGAAGGCAACGTCCCTTATAATGTGGATGACATGCGGAATGCCATCTTGGGGTTCGCCGCCAGCAGTACCAATCAGGCGGAGACCTGTCTGAAGATCGTGGCGAAGATGCACTTCAAATCGAAGGACGATATTCAGCGGGAGGCTCCTGCGGGGGAGGAAACGCCATTGATATTTTTCGACGTGGAGGTGTTCCCGAATCTGCTGCTCGTGAACTGGAAGTTTGCCAAGCAGGGGCCTGTACACCGCATGGTGAATCCTGCACCGGACGAAATCGAGAGCTTGACAAAATATCGGCTGGTCGGCTTCAACAACCGCAAGTACGACAACCATATCCTTTGGGCCCGCATGATCGGGATGTCGGTGGAGCAGATCTATGCGTTGTCCAACCGGATCATCAACGAGCACACTGGCTTCTTTGGTGAGGCGTACAACCTGTCCTACACTGATATTTACGACTTCTCATCGAAAAAACAGAGCCTAAAGAAGTTTGAAATCGAATTGGGCATCAAGCATCAGGAGCTGGGGCTTCCGTGGGATCAGCCGGTGCCGAAGAGCCTGTGGGACAAGGTGGCCGAGTATTGCGACAACGACGTGATCGCGACCGAGACCCTATTCTACTCGAAAAAGCGTCAGGCAGACTTTGTGGCACGTGAGATCCTGGCAGACCTTGCCGGCATGACGGTGAACGACACGACAAACTCGCTGACAACACGCATTATTTTCGGCAAGGAAAAACACCCCCGGCTGGTCTACACCGACCTTGCCACGGGGAAATCCGATGCAATCGTGGAAGTCGAGCCTGATATTTTGACGGACTGCAACATCATCAATGCCTTCCCCGGTTACGAGTGGGCCAAAGGTGAAGACGGCAAGTACCACAACATGTTCCGTGGCACAGATCTAGGCATGGGCGGTTATGTCTACGCTGAGCCAGGAATGTACACGAATGCAGAAATGAGAAACATGTCTAAGAAAACCTGGAAACTCCGGGTTTGGAATCACATGACCGAGATGCAGAAGCTGGATTATCTTCTTACGAAAGCGGGCATTACGCATGAGATGGAAAGAAGATTTCCTGAGAACGATAAAAACCGGCCTGAAGTTTACGGCCCTGGAGCACTGCATGATGGGGGCTATCAGATTACAGTTCGAGATAAATCTGGCACATATCTGTGGGATGCGGTATGCGGTTGGTGCACTTACGGGTTTCCTCATTTACTCGAGGTGTGCGGGCTAGCACTTGTTGATCATTATGATGTCGAGGGCTGGCTCACGGCTCGGCAGGTTATGAAGATGTGGAGGCGTAGAAATGCTGCGAAAAATCGCTGATTTTGTCAAAAAGATATTCCGCATGGAGCCGATTCCGACGACGGTTAACACCCTGCGGGAGGCTTTGCAGGCCTTGGAGGTGGCTCGGAACCACTTCGAGCACTGCGACCCGGAATTTGTGGATGCAGCTATTTTTGAGCTGAACGCTGCAGAGTGCCGGGTGGATGCGGTTAGGAGGTGTGTGGGGTGACAACATTCTATTTTCCAGCTTACAAATGCAGCTTATGCGAACAGAAATTCAATGATGGCCTCTGCTATGTCGGTTTAGCCGATGCTCTAAATCATGTGCCTGAATTGAAAAAATATGAACCGGTTCACCACTGCGAGCATGGAAATATTGGCTTTGGAAAGTTTGCAGGTTTTGAAAGGGTTGATGAAAAGTGACTGATATTTGGACGAAAGTTGGCAAATTTCTTGGCCGGGCTATTGCGCTGACACTTATTTTGTGCGCTTGGGCCATCATTATTGCATTCACGCTGAAGGTGCTTTGGTTTATCTGGTTTCGGATTCTGCTGTGAGGTGCGATATGATTGACTACGAAGAAGTTGTTGAGGCCATATGGAGGTACGACATCCCTCGAATCGACATTGATGAGGATGTTACGACGCTTTATGCGGATGGCAAAGCTTTTGCACAAGTTATTCGCAGGCCTGACGGGTCACGCGAGGACTTGTATTTTGAGGATTACGAGCTTCAAAAAGATACCCTGATCAAGCCGAACGCTAAGTTGCGTGATGTTGTCGAGCTTTGCATGAATGGCGACATTAGCTACGTAGATGTCCGTGAATGGTGCATGGAGAATGATATTTCACTTGGACAGTTCGACAGGTGGCTTTATGGTGCGCTGAGAAAGTCTGATACCCCTTCCCGGGTGAAGCCGAAAGAACCGTGGCCATATCGTGTGGTGGCGGGCTTAAACCGGGTACTGGAGATTCTGCTTGACTCGATTTTGGAGGATTTTATATGAGATGTTGTCCGGTATGCTATTCAAAAGTGAGGCCAACTGTATACGGAACAGCGACCACTGGGACAAGCCTGGAAATCAAGTATAAGATTCAGTGTCGGAATTGCGGATTTGGATGTGATAAAGCAGGCAGTGTCATAATGCAATATGATGACGAAACGATGAACCCAATAGCAGATGATCATGGCTTACGGAAACTTATTAGAGACTGGGATTCTATTTTGCGAGATCCTGATAGAGAAAGGCTGGCTGATATATGAAGTACACATTTTGGTTTGAATGTACCGACAATGGTGGTGGACATCAGGCTTTTGAAGTCAAAGCAGAGAATAAGCAGGAGGCCATCAAGAAGGGCATGGCGTTTGCAAAGAAACATGCTTCGGGTGATATCTGTGGGGATTGGGAGTGCAAAATGATATCGGAGTGGACAACATGAACAACGACTTCGGAGCACTTACGATACTTGCACCTAAATGCCAGAAGTGTCCGAAGGTGGAAACTTGCGACCATAAGCAACTGGCTCATCTCGGATACATTATCCCGATCGAGGATATTGGCATCAGCATGGTGGCCCAAAGAGGTAATGGAAAGAGCCTCAGTCAGCTCGAAATGGTGGATTCACTGATGAAAAGGAGATTTAATTATGAAAATCGTTGAACCTAAGTACGAGATCCTCACTGATATTTCTGAGGGTGGCATCAAGGAGCTGCAGCAGATTGAGCGCGTTGCCCGGGTCTGCTACAAGAGCGAGGATAAGATCACGCCGGATGGGGAGTCTGCGAAGAAGCTGGTGGGCTTTCTGGTGAAGCAAGGGCACGAGGCCATGCTTGAGCATTCTCAGCTGAGCGTGCTGTTCACGTGTGATCGTGGCATTGCCAATGAGCTGGTGCGGCACCGAATTGCGAGCTTTGCGCAGGAGAGTACGCGGTACTGCAACTACTCAAAGGAGAAGTTTGGTGGAGAAATTGCTGTCATTCAGCCTTTCTGGATGCAGGATAATTCTGAGGAGTTTATAAGCTGGGTCATGGCTTGCAACACGGCAGAAAAACAATACTTACACATGATATACGATCTGCGTCTCCGTCCAGAACAGGCTCGTTGTGTGTTGCCGCTGTGCCTGAAGACCGAGATTGTGGTCACGGCCAACTACCGTGAGTGGCGCAATATCTTCAAGCTGCGTACTCCTGTGGCGGCCCATCCTCAGATGAGAGAACTGATGTGCCCTCTGCTGAAGGAACTGCAGAGCAAGATCCCGGTGGTGTTCGATGATATTTACACGTACTGGCCGAATGATGACCAGACGGGAAAGGAAAGTGCGGAGAAGTGATGCGAATTGTGCTGCTCGCAAGCATTATTTTACAAGCTATCGCAATTGGAATGTCTTTTGCTGAGAACATCGGTAAAGAAAAACAGAGAATCATCAGATATACAGGATGGTTCTTGCTTTTGATTTACATGGTATTTGGTTGAGGTGATTAACTATGAAAAATCGTATTATTTGTGTTGTTGCATGCCTGATGATGCTCGTGGGCTGTATGGTTCTGTGCAACTGCTCCGAAGCGGATAAGGCGAATCGGAATATTTCCAAGCAGGCCAACTACTTTGAAGCTGAGTGCCGGATCACGGTCTATAACGCACGTACGGACAACGTCATCCTTGAAATGGAAGGCGCTATGTCCATCTCGAACAATGATAACAATGAACTTGTGTGCACGGTGAAGACCGGTCCGAACGAGTACAAGAAGAATTATATTTACCTGAATGAGTACACCATGTACGTTGTCGAGGACATTACTGGCACTCATACGGACCCGTACCACTATAAGCTTTACTTCCACACGGATATTCTGCCAGATGTGGAGGTAAGATCGTGATGACTACATACGAATTCGTAGATAAGATTGGAGATGCAAAATGCAGCAGAAAACACATGACTTTCTCGTGAGAATGCAGGTGCCGATGGCGACATTCGGTGGAGATCTCATGGGAGAAGCGATTGATTTCGCTATTCAGGAAATGCGGAATAATCGTTTTGTCACACTGACAGACATTGAAAATGTACTTAGCGATCGTTTTCACTGCAGTGCAAGTTCAGCGGATGCCCGGCTTCGCAGGGCACTGGACGTGACTGAGTTTCGGTGTGGAGAGTATCCGAACCCTGAACTTGAGCGGCTTCGGGCCGAATATCAGGTTGATCGGTGGTCTGTGAAACGGTTCATTTATGCCGCGGCAAGGAGGGTGATGAACGATTTTGGCTGATTCTAGGCAGTTTTTTGGCCAAAAACCCACTTTGTGGCCAAAAATTTTTGCAAAAATGGCCACAAAATATTACGATAATACGTAATGAAATTGCCGTTTGGCCAAAAACCCACTTTTTTCTTTAACTTAATAAAAATTTTAAAATTTTATATATAGTAATTAAGGATGAAAAACGGGTTTTTGGCCACGGCGAAAGTTTAACGTCTTATCGAGCCGGAAAATGTTACAATATTTTAACCTTGAACTATATTCCCTGACAGTGTAATATAGAACTGCATTAAATAGACGTACTGCCCTTTAATGAAGTGCGAGGTGAAAAATATGAACTATATGGATGCGCTTGCAAAAAATTGGCGTGAGCACGATTACTCTTTTGAAGGACGAGATGTTCTTCCGAATGGCGATGAAGTTTGGATCTACACTACATTGGAACTTGGGCTACCAGTGCTATGGGTGAAGCATCCAGACGGATCGTTTGACTACCGTGTTCTCCATACTCCCGGCTATGATGAACCAACAGGCGAACATTGGTGTTGGAACTGTCATTGCCAGATGGTGCATCATGATGATGAATGGCTGTGCCCGAAATGCGGAGATCATATCGATGATAACGACATAGACCTTTTGTCATCTCCGACAGAGGAAGCAAGCTATCCAGACGATGACCTTGAACCAGAACCTGAGTGGTACGACTGATACAGTAAATAAAATCTGCCTCTGCGCTAACAACGCAGGGGCTTTTCTTTTGCCCGAAAATAATAAAATCTTGCAAAAATTAGCAAAAACTGACGCGATAAAAACATGCCCTTTTATGGGGGGAATAGAACGCGTCTTGAACGCACTATTCCTTTTATTTTGGAGGTTTTTATCATGCTCGAAAACAAATTCAAACAGGGATTGACGAAAGAACTGAAAGAACGCTTTCCCGGCTGTGTAGTGGTCCATCTTGACCCGAACGAGGTGCAGGGGCATCCTGACCTTTTGGTTTTGTATGGTTCCACCTGGGCAGCACTCGAAGGCAAGCGCTCAGCAAATTCACCATCTGAACCCGCTGACGAAAGAGGACGTGCTTCAGCACTCGGACGCACTGCTGGACCCGGAAAACGTAATCTGCGTGAGCGATCGGACCCACAAGGCCATCCACTATGGAGATGATGCGATCCTAAAGCCTGCATTTGCCGAAAGACGACCGGGCGACACTTGCCCATGGAGGAAATGAAAATATGAGTGACTATATTTATCACTATGGTATCAAGGGCCAGAAGTGGGGTGTGCGGCGCTATCAGAACCCGGATGGAACACTTACGAGCATGGGAAAAGCACGTAAGCGCGCCATAGATGTAAACCGAAACATGGACGCTGTAAACGACATTGTAAAAACAATGTCCCGAAAAGACAAAGAACTCCTTAATCTTGATGGCGATGTTTACCAGCAAAGTGCCGAGGATGGGGGTGCATACGTAAAACGTTTTATTGAAAAATCAGGTGATGTGCCTATTTCCTTTTTTGATATCATTGGTGATGAAAAGGGAGTAGCAATTTCTATTGGAACAAGAGCTGGAAGTGAATATCGGAACAAGGGTTATTGCTCAAGAGTAGCCAGAAAAGGCATGAAATGGCTGGATGCACACAAAGACGAATACGACCAAATTGTCTGGTGGGCCAGAAAAGACAATGCTGGATCTATAAAAATCGCTGAGAAATCTGGATTTAAGCTGGATGAAGCATCGGTACTCCCAGATGATCCGTGGATCAAGTATCAGTACAAATAAGGAGGAAAGCAAAATGAATAACGAAGCTATGATGAACCGCGCAAAGCAGCTGGTGGTGGACTACTTTAACGCTCACGTGGACGTGACCGACGGCAAGAAGCTGACGATGGAGGACGTGCTCATCGTATGGTTCAGCAAAACCCTGCAGAATTGGAAGGCGTTGGTGAGTACCACCGTGTCTGACGGTATGTACTACGAGATCACCCACGACGGCGATAAGGGCGAGACCTATCTGGACGCCTACAAGAAGTGGGACAACCAGTGCATTGTAGACTGAGGTGATCGGAAATGGACAGTATCCTTACCTCGGTGAAGAAACTCCTTGGACTGACCGAGGAGTACACGGCGTTTGATGCAGACCTTATCATGCACATCAACAGTGTGCTGATGATCCTGCGGCAGATGGGTGTTGGGCCTCAGGAGGGCTTTGGCATCAGCGATGCAACGGCAACATGGAGCGAGTTTTGCCAGAACAGGGCAGACATTGAAGCGGTAAAGAGCTATACGGCGCTGAAGGTGAAGATGCTGTTTGACCCGCCGCAGAGTTCCAGCACGATGGAAGCGACCAAAAACCTTATCAGCGAACTGGAATGGCGGCTGTATGCCGAGTGCGACAGGGAGGAGAAACAATGCGGATGCTGAAGTTTGCCGTGGAAGGGCAGCAGCTGGCAAAGCGCGGTGATTTTGCCGGCGTGACAGCCGGAAGCAAAGGCTATCTGCGCTGCCACTTTGAGCAGAGTGACCCGGAGTGGCTTATGGCCAAGAAAATTGCTGTGTTCAATGACGAATATGCGGTGACTGTGAGCGCGGAAGGTGAGTGCGCCGTACCCGACGAGGTGACGGACGGAAAAAGCTTTAAGGTGTATCTTGCTGGCCAGAATGGCAAGACGCGGATGATAACAAACAAGGTACTGATCGAGCAGGTGAAGTGACATGGTGGATTTGGACAAGCAGTTTGCAGCAATGGCAGATGTGAGCGAAGAAGATACCGCTTACGATTTTGTGATCGATGAAGACCTGCGAGTGATCGCTGTGCCAGAACGCGGTGTGGTGCTGGGCGTTGAGGGAGATAAAGACGCGAACCGCATCCGATTTAGAATGAACAAAACATGGCGCGGATACGATATGTCGAAGTTTGACCTGCGTATCAACTACCAAAATGCAAACGGTGACAAAAACTATTACACGGTGACGAGCAAACACACTGAAGGCAATGCGGTGGTGTTTGACTGGATTGTGGCGGCGGATGCTGTAGCGTATCAGGGCGATGTGTTCTTTATTGTGGTAGGCCTTATTACCACTGGCGGAATGGTGAACTGTGCATTCCACACGACGCTTGGCAAGGCAAAATGCCTGGAAGGCCTGGTGGTAGACACAAAAACTGACATTTCTGAGATCCGGGACTTTATGGCGACGCTGAAGGCGGAAGTGGAGGCATACGGACAGACCTTTGTGAATGCCGCTGCTGCCAGTGCAAAGGCAGCAAAGGCCAGTGAAACAACTGCTGCCAGTTCGGCCAGTGCGGCAAAGACCTCGGAGACAAACTCCGTGACCAGTGCGAAGGTCGCAAAAACGAGTGAAACGAATGCCAGCACCAGCGCAAGCGCAGCAAAGACTAGCGAGACAAATGCGGGTACCAGCGCCGCCAGTGCTCAGGCCAACGCAAAGAAAGCCGAAGCGGCGCGAGATGATGCCAATACCAGCAAAACCGCAGCTGCTAACAGTGCAGCAGCCGCAAAAAAAGATGCCCAGACAGCATCCAGCGCGGCCAGCACTGCCACAGGTGCATCCAGCGCGGCCAGCACCAGCGCAAGCGCTGCCAAGACCAGCGAGACCAATGCGGGCACAAGCGCATCCAATGCGAAGGGCAGCGAAACAAAATCCGGTGAATACCTGCAGGCCACAAAGGAATATTTCGAGCAGGTGCGCACCATTACGCTGGGCGCGCAGGGCTGGTATGAGACCTCAGACGCCCTGACTGCTGCGGTGCCCGTGGGTGAAAACGGCTGGTGGGCTGTGGTGGGCACCACGGACAGCATCTGGGTATGGGACCGCGACACCAATGCCTGGCGTGACAGCATGGTGACGGTAAACATGAGCGACTACTACACCCGCACGCAGGTGGATAAAAAGCTGACTGACAAAGCAAACAAGACCGCCGATGACCTGAACACGATGATCAACGCGCTGACCACCGATGCTTCGACCCCTACTGATGCGGACTACTATGTGAGCCAGTACGTTGGCGGCGGCACCAGCACCACCTTCCACCGCAGGCCCATGAGTATGCTGTGGGCGTACATCAAGAGCAAGGCGGAAAGCGTATTTGCGGCCAAGAATCACGCGCACAGCTACGCGGGTTCTGCATCTGCAGGCGGCAGTGCTACCAGCGCTGTAAAACTTGACACTGCGATGGCGGGCAGTGCGACGAAACCGGTATATATCATCGGCGGCAAGCCGGTGGCCTGCACTCACTCGCTGGACAAGGATGTACCGGCCAACGCCGTTTTTACTGACCACACTTACGCCAACATGACCGCCGCCACTGACAGCGCGGCTGGCAAAGCGGGCCTTGTGCCTGCACCCGCAGCCGGTGCACAGGGTAAATTTTTGCGCGGGGATGGGACGTGGCAGGCCATTGCGTCCAGCGGCCTGTCTGCCTACCCCGTGGGCAGTATTTTTCAAACAGTTAGCACTACCAGTCCCGCCGAACTGTTCGGCGGTACATGGCAGGAGATTGCATTTAACCGCGTGCTGATGGGTGCTGGCACAGGCTACACAGCGGGAAGCACGGTGGAGGCCGGACTGCCGAACATCACAGGCAGCTTTACAACAAAATCAACAGACGTAGGCGGGTCTCCCTTTAGTGGTGATGCTAACGTACTTTCCGCTAAGGGTTCTCTGGCTTTTAGTGAAAAGAGCACTAGTTATGGCGGTTACACTGGACATTCTGGAAGCCAATATAATATTCAATTTGATGCTTCTCGCTCGAATCCTATCTACGGCCGCAGCTATACCGTGCAGCCCGCCGCATACTATGTGCACATCTGGAAGCGCGTGGCATGAGAAAGGAGGATTTGAACGATGATCCCTGTGACATTTGACACTGTGGCAACATTGCAGTTTGGCAGTGAGGGTCACCCGACCAGTCTGCACTTTGCCATCCCGGAAGAGTGGAAAACCTGCAAAATCAGACTCCACCTGCGGCGCAGCGACGGTAGCTTTGTGCCCCCGATGCAGCTGGACGAAAATGGATGCGTAAAAGTAAACCGCAGTGACTCCGGCAAGACCGGCGGACAGTGGATGCTGTCGGCTGAAAGTCCTGACGGAAAAGTATCTTACTCGCGAATCGGCAAATATGTGACCCCCATGGAGGTGACACAATGAAGATCCTTGACGAGACCGGCGCGGTCGTGGAAAACCCGGACCTGACGCTTGGCTACCTGACCGCCAGCACCGAAGAGATCACCCACCCCGCCGTAGAGGGCGTAGAGGAGCAGTGGCACTGGGAGACAGTGACCGAGTATCCGAACGGTGGCAAGGACGTGCAGAAGATCGTTGACCGCCCCGGCGTAAAGGCGCAGGAGGAATGGGTGGAACAGGTGCCGGTGCAGAGATACATCCGCTACACCGCCGAAGAGCTGGCCGCGCAGGAAGAAGAGCGCAAAAAGGCCGAAGCCCGGAAGAAGCTGCCGGACACGGTGGCGGCATTGCATGCTGCTCTGGCAGACGCGGACGCACTGAACGTTGACCAGGACTATCGCCTGACTCTTTTGGAGCTGGGCGTGACCGATGACGAAACAACTGAAAGCGCATAAACAGAAAGGAAGGAATACTATGGCACTTTATAACACTTGCAAACGCATGATCGAGCGCGGTCAGACCGCTGGTATGGCAAAGAAGCTGGACATCTTCTACGCTGCCAACAAGCTGACCGATGAACAGTACGCAGAACTGACCGAGATGCTGAACGAGAAGGACAGCGCGGAAAAAGCCGATCAATAAAAACAGGAGCTGAAAAATCAAAATGGCACTCTCGAACACGGCAACGCCGATCTACTACGGCCGGTTCCGGGAGGCCGTGATGCGCGGGGAGATCCCCGTTTGCAGAGAGATCAGCATGGAGATGAACCGGATCGACGATCTGATCGCAAACCCGGGCATCTATTATGACGATAAGGCCATCAACGGCTTTATCGCGTTCTGTGAGGACGAGCTGACCCTGACTGACGGCGGCGATGTGAAGATGCTGGACAGCTTTAAGCTGTGGGCAGAACAGATCTTTGGCTGGTACTACTTTGTGGAGCGGAGCGTGTATGTGCCGAACCCCCACGGGGCAGGCGGACACTACGAGACCAAGCGCATCAAAAAGCGTCTGGTAACGAAGCAGTACCTTATTATCACACGTTCGGCCGCAAAGACCATGTATCTGGAGTTCTTGCAGGCATACTTTATGACCGCCAACACGAACACCACCCAGCAGCTGACAACAGCGCCTACCATGAAGCAGGCCGATGAAGTGCTGGCACCCTTCCGCACCGCATTGGCGCGGGCAAAAGGGCCGGTGCTGAAGTTCATGACCGATGGCAGCCTGCAGAACACCACCGGCGCGAAAGCAGACCGCGTGAAGATGGCAAGCACGAAGAAAGGCATTGAGAACTTTGTGACCAACAGCCTTTTGGAAGTGCGCCCCATGACCATCGAAAAACTGCAGGGCCGGCGCGACACGGTGGCTACCGTGGACGAATGGCTAAGCTGTGACATCCGGGAAGATCCCATTGGTGCCATTGAGCAGGGCGCGGCGAAAAACGAGAACTACCTGATCGTTGCGGCAAGCAGCGAGGGCACGGTGCGTAACGGATGCGGCGACGACATCAAAATGGAGTTGCTGAGCATCCTGAAGGGGGAGTACGTAAACCCACATGTCTCTATCTGGTACTACAAGCTGGACAGCATTGAGGAAGTGGGCCGACCGGAGATGTGGCTGAAGGCAAACCCGAACCTTGGCAAGACCGTGAGCTACGAGACCTACCAGCTGGACGTAGAACGAGCCGAAAAATCGCCCAGTGCTCGGAATGACATCCTTGCAAAGCGCTTCAATCTGCCGATGGAGGGGTACACATACTTTTTTCCGTATGAAGAGACCCTTTGCCACCGACCGAGAAGCTACTGGCAGATGCCGTGCGCCATGGGCGCGGACCTGAGCATGGGCGATGATTTTTGTGCGTTTACGTTTTTGTTTCCGCTTTCAAGCGGATATTTTGGGGTAAAGACGAGGGATTACATTACCAGCTACACCCTGAGCCAGCTGCCCGTGAGCCGGAGAAACCAGTACGAAGAGTTCATGAAAGAGGGAACGCTGTTCGTATTTGACGGCACGGTGCTGGACATGATGCAGGTGTATGAAGACCTTGATAACTTTGTGCAGCAGAACCAGTACGACGTGCGGGCGTTTGGCTACGACCCCTACAACGCGCAGGAATTCGTGGAGCGCTGGGGGCAGGAGAATGGCACCTTTGGTATTACGAAGGTGATTCAGGGTGCGAGGACCGAGAGCGTGCCGCTGGGCGAGCTGAAAAAGCTGAGCGAACAGCGGAAGCTGCTGTTTGACGAAAAGCTGATGCAGTTTGCAATGGGCAACTGCATTGCACTGGTGGACACCAACGGCAACCGGAAGCTTTACAAGCAGCGGCAGGACCAGAAGATCGATGCTGTGGCAGCTATGATGGATGCTTACATTGCGTGGAAGCAGAACCGGGATGCGTTTGAGTGATTAAGATTCTTGCTTCTTTACCCTGTGATGCTGGGGAAATGGGTTTACTATGGTTTGATGTGGTGGAAGCTTTATTCCAAGATCAGCTGCTTGTTTTTCTTTCTCAGGAGAATGAACACGGTTTTCGCCAAGATTTCTTATGCTTAAGTCGTGTTGACGAAGAGCCGAGTCATACTCATCAGGACTTATGTACGAATTCGTTTCTTCAGGCACGCATGAATCTGACAAGCTGTCGTCCGTAGAAGATTCTGGAATTAGAGGCTCGTCGGCAGATTTGGTTTCCGGACTAGTTGTTAATTCGGCAATTCTATCTTTTGCAAGTTCAATGCCTCCGACAGCAAGCATTGCTGCCACAGCAGTGTATCCAGTTGCTTTGACGGCTTTGGCGGCACGTGGATGCTGAAATTCAAAACTTTTCCATCCTGTAACCGGTTGATTGCTTTCTTCATCGAAATAATCAAGGTCAAGTTCAAGCCCACCCATATCGCAGTAAGGACACTGTATGGACTTTTTCTTTCGGTTGGGTACTGGAATCTCGCTACCGCAGTTCGGACAAGTGACCGTCATGCAGAGCACTCCTTTCGTCGTTACTCGAAAATATAGGTATGATAGGACACAACAATCTCGGTATCGAGGGGGTACCAATCGCCTGTTTTAAAGGAAGGTGCGCCGTCTACAGTGATCTCTATGATGTCGTACTGAGCGTGATTTTTGCCAAGAACGAGATCCTGCTTTGGCTGATCGACGATATTGATGAAACCGGCATCGCGCAGCTTTTTCATGACATCGCGGGCATCTTCGCTCATGGAAATGTTTGGCATGCGGACTTCGCCCATAGCAAGGTGCGATGCGGCTATCTCTTCATCCTTCAGGCGGGCAAGCTCGGCCTGATGGGCGGCAAGTTCCTGTTCCCGCTTTTGATTGATGGAATCATAAACGCCACGGCAGGCGAGAAGAGCAACAATGAGAACGACACTGATGAGGATTTTCCGTTCGTTGGCACGATAGTAATTGATTGCCTTGGCAATTGCGCGCCCAGCCTGGCGGGCTTGTTTTTCGTGCTGAGCAGATGCCCATTCTTCGTAAACACGCTGTTCTTCAGCGTCTTTTGCCTCCTGCTCTTTGCGGATACGCTCGGCCTCTTCAGCTTCGCGCTGGATACGCTCTTCTTCCGCCTTCTTTTTGGCGCGGCGCTCCTCGATTGGAGAGGCAAAAAGGTTGATGACACGATCGACATTCTGGGCCTGCTTGATCTTTGCATCATCGACGATATGCTCGGTGTGCTCTGATTTGGAGTAGTTATAGTTCACGTTGATATTAACGCTGACCTGTGCTCCGCAGGACGCACACTGAACGACTTTTGCATTGGCATCTTCAAGCAGGATCTTTGCTCCGCATTTGGGACATTTAGCACTCCACATACACGATTCCCTTTCCTCACAGAATGGCTGTTAAAGCCAGTATAGCACAAACATGGATAAAAGCAATAGAGCGTGAAAGAAGGTGAGTAGATGATAAATCAAAATGACTGGTGGCAGCACCGGAACAGCACCCTGTGCCACTGGGGCATCAAGGGCATGAAATGGGGCGTGCGGCGATACCAGAACAAGGACGGTACCCTGACCGCAGCCGGAAAGAAGCACTATGCCGGGGATGGGAACGCCGGTGAAGGTGCGACTGCAAAGACTGAGTATGCCCCGAAGCGGAAGGGCGGCAAGGCCGAGGACTACTCGGACGAAGAGCTGCGGGCACGGATCAACCGCCTGCAGATGGAAAAGCAGTACCGCGACCTGCAGGGGGATACCAACATCCGCGCGGACGACCCGAACCGGGAACTGAAAGCGGAAAAAGAGCGGCTGCAGCTGCAGAAGGACGTGAAACAGCTGCGCAGCGATGTGTACGGCGGGCAGAGCTTTGTGAAGAGCGTGATGAAGGACGCGGGGAAACAGTTTTTGACCAAGGCTGTGGCGGGTGCAATGAGTTACAGCGCAAAGCAGTTTGTGACGAGCACCTTTGAAAACCCTGATCTGGCAAACGCCATTGTAAGCGGCAGCGCAAGCGGCGGACAGACAAAGCAGGACGACAAGAAAAACTGACCGGGAGGAAAAAATCAAAATGGCGATAAACGTTGGCTCCCGCCTGAAACGGGCGTGGAACGCCTTTACGAACCGGGACCCTCCCGGGAAGAACTACTATGGCGGAGGGAGCAGCTACCGGCCTGACCGGGTACGGCTGAACCGTGCGAATGACCGCACGATCATGACCGCCATATACACCCGCATTGCCATGGACGCAGCGGGCATCACAATAAACCACGTAAGGCTCGATGAAAACGGACGCTACGACGAAACCGTTGATTCGGGCCTTAATTACTGTCTGAACCTTTCCGGCAACAAGGACCAGACCGGCAGGGCGCTGCGGTATGACATGTTCCTCTCTGTACTGGACGAGGGCGTGGCGGCGCTGGTGCCGGTGGACGTGGATGTGGACGAAGAGACCGGCAAAGCGAAGATCCTTTCCATGCGGGTGGCAAAGGTGAAGGAATGGTACCCCGATGATGTGCGGCTGGAAGTGTACAATGACCAGACCGGGCAGAAAGAGGAGATCACCCTGCCGAAAGCAGAAGTGGCCCTGATCGAGAACCCGTTCTATGCGGTGATGAACGAACCGAACGGCACCATCCAGCGCCTGATCCGCAAGCTGAACCTGATGGACGTGGTGGATGACCAGCTGGGATCTGAAAAACTGGATCTTATCATCCAGCTGCCATATGTAGTGCGCAACGAAATCCAGAAAAAGAGAGCGGACGACCGGAGAGCCGAGATCGAACGGCAGTTGACCGGTTCTAAATACGGCATTGCCTATACCGATGGTTCGGAACACATTACACAGCTGAACCGCAGCCTTGAAAATAACCTCCTGAAAACCGTGGAATACCTGACCAATATGGCATACAGCCAGTTAGGCATTACCCCGGAGATCATGAACGGTACAGCAAGTGATGCGGTGATGACGAACTATGAGAACCGTACCATTGAACCTCTTGTGGCAGCAGCCGTGGATGAGCTGAAGCGAAAGTTTTTGACCGAGGAGGATCGGAAGGAAGGCCGCGAGAGTATGATGTACTTCCGCGACCCGTTCAAGCTGGCACCGGTGAGCGCCGTTGCCGAGATGGCGGACAAATTTACCCGCAACGAGATCCTGACAAGCAATGAGTTCCGGCAGCTGCTGGGAATGAAGCCTTCGAAGGACCCGAAGGCGGACGAACTGCGGAACAGCAATATTTCGCAATCCGATGCGGAGATTGCTGAGAGAAACAAAACGATCACGGCTGGAAAGGAAGCCGTAGAAAGGAGTATGGCAAATCAAAATGGCGAAGTTTGATTACGACTGCAGCGGATGGGCCACGAAGGCTAAGACCAAGTGCTATGATGGCCTGACCATTGCACCGAATGCGTTCCAGGAATGCGACGGTAAAGTTGTGACCATGGTGTACAACCATGACCATGACAACCTGGAAAACGTTCTTGGCCACTGCCTGCTGGAGAACCGGCCCGGGGGCATGTACTGCTACGCAAAGTTCAACGATACGGATACCGGCCGGACCGCGAAGGCCTGCGTGGAAAATGGCGACCTGAACGCTTTTTCCATCTATGCAAACTGCATCAAGAAGACGGGCAACACTGTCCAGCACGGCATTATTCAGGAAGTGAGCCTTGTGCTGGCAGGCTGTAACCCGGGTGCGCTGATCGACGAGGTGGTGAAGCACAGTGCTGACGAGGACTACGAGGGCGGCGAAGCATTCATCTACACAGACGGCGGCCTGAGCATTGCCCATGGACTGGACCCGGACGGCGAACCGCTGGACGACCTTGTACACAGCGGCGATGCAGCGACCGACAAAGCAACACAGGAGGAAGCCGAGAGGGCGGACGAACAGAAGGGCGGCAAGACGCTGAAAGAGGTGTACAACAGCATGACACCCGAACAGAAGGAGTGCTGCCACGCACTGGTGGGCATGGCCCTGGAAAAGCGTGACGGCGAAGAGACTAACGATGAGGAGGAAGAAACCGTGAAGCAGAACGTATTTGAGAAGGACACGAAGGGCACCGTGCTGAAGCACAGCATCGACGAAATCAACAAGGTGGTGAAGACCGCCAAGACCTGCGGCACCATGAAGGCTGCTTTTGCAAATGCCGGCATTGAGGACAGCGAGGTGGACGCTTTGTGTCACGGCATTGACAATATCGACTGGCTGTTCCCGGAAGATCACCTGCTGGACACCACGCCCCGCATCATTGACAAACCCGACGACTGGGTGAGCGTGGTGATGGGCGGCGTGAAGCACATCCCGTTCAGCCGCTTCAAGAGCCTGTTCGCCGACCTGACCGAGGATGATGCACGTGCCAAGGGCTACCTGAAGGGCAACTACAAGACGGAAGAGGTGTTCGGCCTGCTGCGCCGCTCCACCGGCCCGACCACGGTGTACAAGAAGCAGGAGCTGGATCGCGACGATGTGGTAGACATCACCAGCTTTGACGTGGTGGCATGGCTGCGCAACGAGATGCGCTACAAGTTGAACCGTGAGCTGGCGCTGGCCTACATTCTTGGTGACGGCCGCATGGCAGCAAGCCGTGATAAGATCGATGAGAACTGCATCCGTCCGGTGTTCAATGACGCCGACCTGTTTACCATCAAGGTGCAGGTGAAGACCACCGGCCTTTCCACCGTGGAGGACAAGTACAAGGCCTTTATCAAGCAGGCCATCCGTGCCCGCAAGGACTACCGCGGCAGCGGCACCCCGACTATGTTTACCACCGAGGATGCCCTGACCGAGATGCTGCTGCTGGAAGACGGCATGGGCCGCCCGCTGTATACGGACGAGGCCGCACTGGCCCGCAAGCTGCGCGTTGCCAAGATCGTGACCATTCCCGAAATGGAAGGCCGCAAGGGTGCCAAGGGCGGTGATCTGGCTGCTGTGATCGTGAACCTGGCCGACTATACCGTGGGTGCGGACAAGGGCGGTGCCGTGAGCATGTTCGATGACTTTGACATCGACTTCAACGCACAGAAGTACCTGATCGAGACCCGCTGCTCCGGTGCACTGACCAGCCCCTACAGCGCTATGGCCATTGAGTGGGCTGCATGAGAGACTCCTTCAGTCTCACAGTCAACCTGACGGCGGCGCTGTTCGCCAGCTCCCTCAATGAGGGAGCCTTTTTCAAAGGAAAGGATGATAGAAAATGCTGAACAAGCTCTATGAGCAGGACAAGGACCTGCACGTTGCAAACTATGTGGCCTATGGCAAGACCGCTGACCACAAGCTGTATGCCGACGAAGGTTATAAGGAGACCGTGACCAAGGCCGAGATCGAGGATGCCTTCGTGAAGGGCCGTCTGATGATCGTGGAGGGCGCAAACTATCTGGTGCCTGTGGCCTTTGGTGCGACCGGTGCGATCACCGTTGTGACCGGTGAGACCGTGAAAACCCAGGCATGGGCTGCTTCTGCCGAAAAGTAAGCAGAAAATTCAAAATGGAGTGAAAGTGCTATGAGCAAGTGGTTTGGGAAGCTTGGTTTCGTGGAGACCAAGGAGACAGAGCCGAGTGTCTACTCGGAAATCGTGACAGAGCGTGACTGTTACGGCGACCTGACACGGAACATGCGCAGGTTACAGTCCGGCGACAAGGTGAACGATGATATCAGCCTTGCGAACACGTTAAGTGTCATCGCTGACCCGTATGTTCAGGAGCACTTTTGCAATCTCCGGTATGTGACGCTTTACGGCGGAAAATGGAAGGTGACGGACGCGAGCGTGGAGTACCCGCGCATCGTGCTGACGCTGGGAGGGTTATGGCATGGCAACGAAACTGAGTGAAAGACGCTCCGGGCTGGATGCGCTTTTGCGCAGCATCGTGAAACAGCGGTGTGGCAGTGAAAACGTGTACTACCAGCCGCCTGCAAACCTGCGGATGAAATACCCTTGTATCTGCTACAAGCTGGAAAAGATCCGCAGTCCGAAGGCTGACGACCGCGTATACCGCCAGACCTTCCATTATTCTGTTACCGTGATTGACACGAAACCGGACAGCGAAATGACGGCGGCCATGGGTTTGCTTGCAAAGGCTTCTCATGACCGCCATTTTATTTCGGACAACTTATACCACGACGTATTCAGCGTGTGGTACTGATACCTATTTATAAAGGAGGACAAAACCTATGGCAAGAGCAAAATGGGATGTGGACGGCACCCGCAAGTTCCATGCCGGTGTTTCCCACGGTATGGTATACCCCAAGGCAGACGAAGGCACGGCTAATGGCGCTGCATGGAATGGCCTGACCGGCGTGACCGAGAGCCCCAGCGGCGCAGAACCCACTGACCTGTGGGCCGACAACATGAAGTATGCCCGCCTGATCTCTGGCGAGGGCTACGGCTTTACTATTGAGGCCTACATGTATCCGGAGGAGTTTGAGCCCTGCGACGGTCTGGCTGCCCCGGTGAAGGGCATCCGCATCGGTCAGCAGAAGCGCAAGGCCTTCGGCTTCAGCTGGCAGACCAAGGTGGGCACCGACGAGGATGCCGACAAGGGCTATATCATCCATGTGGTGTGGAACGCTACCGCACAGCCCAGTGAGAAGAGCCACGAGACCATGAACGACAGCCCGGATGCCGAGACCTTCAGCTGGGAGTGCGACACCGTGCCCGTGAACGTGACCGGCTATAAGGATGTCGCCGTGATGGAGTTTGACAGCACTGTGCTGACGGCTGCCCAGATGAAGGCTGTGGAAGACCTGCTGTATGGCACCGACAGCGAGGATGCAAAGCTTCCCACCCCGGACGAGCTGATTGCTGCAGTAAAGGCTGCTGTGTAAAAACACCCTCTCAGCGCGCAGTCCGGCGTTTTCCGGCGCTGCTTGCAGCTCTCCCGAAGGGGCGAGCTTTGTTGAGAGGAAAAAATCAAAATGAACCGATAAGGAGAGATTAAGATGCTGAAAAAGACCATTTCCTATACCGACTATGACGGCAACCAGCGCACCGAGGACTTCTACTTCAACCTGTCGAAGGCGGAGATCACCGAGATGGAGCTGAGTATGGAGGGCGGCATGCGTGCCTACATCCAGAGGATCATTGCAGCGAAGAGCCAGCTGGAGCTGGTGAAGCTGTTCAAGGATGTGGTGCTGAAGAGCTACGGCAAGAAGAGTACGGACGGCCGCCTGTTCATGAAGAACGACACCATCCGTGCTGAGTTTGAGGCACATCCGGCCTACAGCATGATCTACATGGATTTGGTGACGGACGAGGCCAAAGCAAGTGCCTTTGTGAACGGCATTATGCCCGCCGACATGCCGAAGCAGAACCCGGCTATGGAGATGGCCGCAACCGCAAGCGCTGCGCCTGCACTGAGCGTGGCATCGGAACAGGGCCGATAAACTCTGATATTTTGCCGCTTTGGCGGAGAGAGGCTGCGCCGGGAAATTTCCGGGCAGCCTTTATTTTTTTTTACTCCTTCAGGCGCTGACGCGCCAGCCCCCTCCAAGAGGGAGCCTTTTAAAGGAGCACATTTAAGAGCACAGGGAGAGTGAAAGAATGCTGGAGCTGCATATTCCCGGCGAAGAACGCTGGGATGAGCGAACAAACATGTTCGTATACGACGAGCCGGTAACTTTGAGGTTGGAATACAGCCTGCTCTCCCTGTCTAAATGGGAAAGCAAGTGGCACAAGCCGTACTTGGACGAAAACGTGAAGAAAACACGCGAAGAAACGCTTGATTTCGTCCGATGCATGACTCTGACAAAGGGTGCGGACCCGACCGTATACACAAGACTGCGGCGGGAAGACTGGCTGGCCATTCAACGATATATGAGCGACCCGATGACGGCCGCGACCTTTAAAGACCGCAAAGGCGGCAAGAAGCGCGCACGCTACCAGACGGCAGACCTGTTTTATGCCGCCATGGCAAGCTACGGCATCCCATTCGAGTGCGAAAAGTGGCACCTGAACCGGCTTTTGGCGCTGATCCGGGCCTGCGGTGAAGAGAACCTGCCGCCCGAGAAGATGGGCAGACACGAGCAGGCGGCGCACATCCGGGCGCTGAATGCACAGCGCAGGGCGAAGTTTCACTCGAGGGGGTAAGAGCTTTTGAGCAAGGTAATTGAGATCAGGCAGAAAGGCGACTTTAAGAAAAGCCTGACCTTTTTCAGCCACATCAAGAGCTGGAGCGTGCGACCAATCCTTGAGAAATACGGAAAACTGGGTGTAGAACGGCTTGCGGATGCCACCCCGAAAGCCACCGGAAAGACAGCGGCAAGCTGGAGCTACGAAATCAAAATGGACAAGAGCGGGGCCACGCTGTGCTGGAAGAACTCCAACATTGTGGACGGAGTGCCCATTGCGGTGATCTTACAATACGGACACGGCACAAGAAACGGGGCCTATGTGCAGGGGGTAGATTATATTAACCCTGCCCTGGCTCCGATTTTTTCTGCTCTGGCCGATGAATTGTGGAAGGAGGTAAAGAGCCTGTGAGCCAGGAAGTGGACGAGCGCGTAGTAGAAATGCGGTTTGACAACGCGCAGTTTGAGAAGAATGTGCACCAGACCATGCAGAGCCTCGAAAAGCTGAACGACAGCTTACGGCTGGACGGAGCGGAAAAGGGCTTTGAAAAGATCGGCGATGCATCGGCCAAAGTGGACTTTGACGAGATGCAGGGTGCGCTGGACGACCTGAGCGGAAAGTTTTCGGCCGTGGAAGTGATGGGCGTTGCGGCCCTGAGCCACATTACGAGGCAGGCCATTGATACCGGTGAAAGACTGGTAAAGAGCCTTTCCCTCGATCAAGTGACGAGCGGCTGGAGCAAGTATGCCCAGAAAACCGCCAGCGTGCAGACCATCATGAATGCGACGGGTAAGAGCATTGCAAAGGTGAACGGCTACCTTAGCAAGCTGATGTGGTTTTCGGACGAGACAAGCTACAGCTTTACCGACATGACACAATCCCTTGGACAGCTTACAGCGTCCGGCGGTGACATTGAGAAAGTTATCCCGATGATCATGGGCATGGCAAACGCCACGGCCTATGCAGGCAAGGGTGCAAGCGAGTTCTCCCGCGTGATCTATAACCTGAACCAGAGTTACAGTCAGGGTTATCTGAGCCTGATGGACTGGAAATCGGTAGAGCTTGCGGGTGTGGCAACTGCTGAGCTGAAAAAGCAGATCATCGAAACCGGTGTAGCGCTTGGCAAGATCAAAGAAGGCGCTGTGACGGTTGGCACGTTCAGCTCAACGCTATCGAAAAAATGGGCTGACAAAGAGGTGATGGAGACCGCCTTTGGCAAGTTTGCCGAGTTCAGCGAAGCCGTGAAGAAGATGGTGGACGCGAATCCCGGTATGCTGGCATCGCAGGCCATTGATGCCCTGGCTGACAAGTACGACGAAGTGACCGTGAAGGCCTTTAAGGCGGCACAGGAGGCAAAGAGCTTCAGCGAAGCGGTGGACGCTACGAAGGACGCTGTGAGCAGCGGCTGGATGGAGACCTTTGATATCCTGTTTGGCAACTACGAGGAAGCAAAGGGTTTCTGGAGCGATCTGGCGGAAGAGTTCTGGAACATGTTCGCAGGCGGTGCGGCCGGGCGGAACAACTGGCTGAAGAGTGCCTTCGACTCCGGCCTTGACCAGCTGCTGGGAACGGAAGGCTTTGGTGACGCCGGAGACAACTACACAAGCCTTTTGCAGAAAGCACTGGTGAATCAGGGCCTGCTGAGCGAGGAAGGCATTGAAGAGGCGGGCAGTTTCCAGAAGGCATTGGAAGAAAGTGGTGTGACCGCCCAGCAGCTGTACGAAGTGCTTGGTGAAGCGGCTGAGCATTACCATCAGCGTGCTGCCATGAGCGACGAAGAGCTGAATAAGCTGGGGTTTGACCGGGACAAGGTGGACGCGCTGGCAAATGCCTACGACTCCTTGGCGGAGCAAATTCAAAATGGCAGTGTGAACCTGGATGACCTTGCAGGCAAGATGAACCAGCTGAGCGGCCGGGAGCACTTTTTTAACGGCATCCTGAACGTGCTGGAAGGCATCAACAGTGTATTGAGCCCGATCCGGGACGGATTCGGTGATGTGTTCATGACCGACGGAAGCCCGCTGTACAACTTTCTGAAGGGGTTTGACGAGCTGACCGGGAAAATGGCGCTGAGCGAAGAAAGTGCGGAAAAGGTGCAGAAAGTATTTACCGGCGTATTCCGGGTGTTGAGCATCGGGCTGAAGGGCGTGAAGGCGGTTGGCAAGACCGCTTTTATGATCCTTGGAAAGCTGCTGGATCTGCTGAGCCCGATGGGTGACCTTTTGCTGAACATTGGAAGCTGCATCGGCAATCTGCTGACATGGGTGGACGAAAGCCTTGGACAGGCAGAGAGCCTTAGCGACGTGCTGGGTATCCTTGTGGGTGCTGTTGCAGCGCTGGTGAGCCCCATTGCGGACGTGGTGAAGGGCGTGAAGACCCTTGTGCGCGGCGGAAGCATGGAAGAGGCAAAGAAGCAGTTCGGCGCATTCGGCACCGTGGTGGATGCCGTGGGCAGTGTGCTGGACAAATTCAAAATAGGAAGTGTTTCGGCAGGAAACGTCATCGGTACGGCGTTCCAGCTGCTGGGCGGCATTCTGCTGGGAGCCTTTGAGGGTATGGGTGCACTGATCGGCCGTGCATTCAACGGGTTCAAGGGTGCCGGGGACACGGTGAGCGAGTTTGCCGACAGCAAGGTACCGCTGCTGGAGAATATCCGGGATGTGGTATTGAGCCTGCCGGAGAAGGCAGAAAAGGCGCTTGCGGACTTTGGCGGAACACTGACCGGCATTATGAGCAACATCAGCGGTGCGTGCAGGAATGCGCTCAGCGCGGTGAAGGATTTCTTCAACCTGCAGGATGGAGTGGATCTTTACCGGCTGCTGGCGCTGATCGACGTGGGCGCACTGGCGGCAGCGATCTACGGTGCAACGGTGCTGCTGAAGAAGGCAAGCGACAACTTCAAGAAAACGCTGGCAAATCCGATCGGCGATTTCTTTAACAGCCTGACGGGTGCCGTGAACACCTGGACGAAGGCAAACACCACGAACAACCTTGCAACTGCAGCGAAAGCCATTGCAACGGCGGTGGCGTTAATCAGCGGGAGCATGTATCTGCTGGCGAAGATCAACGACCCGACGCGGGCGGTGCAGGCTTTGGCAAGCGTGATCTCTGAATTGTTCAGCATGGTGGTGGCGCTGAAAGTGTTGGCAGCCACCGACCTGACAGGCCTTGACACGGCGAAACTGATCGGGACCGTTGTAGCTATCAGCATCGGCATGGCGGCGCTGACGAACACAGTTGCAAAGCTGGGAAAAATGGATGCGGCCCAGGCAGAGAAAAGCGTGGAAGCGGTTGGACACATTGCGGCGATGCTGGCCGGAATGACCGGACTGCTGGCGCTGTTCAACAAGCAGCTTGGCGGCGTGAAGGGTGCGGGCGGATTTGTGGCTGCGGCTGCGGCGGTGGACATGATCGCACTGGCACTGATCCCGCTGGCAAAAGCGGAAGCAAACGGCCTTGACATTGACGGGGCCGTGGAAGCCATCAACGGCGTGGCCATTGCCATGAGTATCCTGACTGTAGCGGCAGGCTTTGCGCAGAAGCTGGCGGGAAAAGCAGACGTGAGCACCCTTGACAAGATCATCAAGTATCTTGTGAAGCTGGGCGGAATGCTGGTTGCCATCAATGCAATGGGAACGGCGCTGCTGATGGCGGCAGGGGCTGTGGCGATCTTTGCAAGCCTTGGTGACCGCATGATGGACGGTATCCGGGGCGCAGGGCTTGTGGTGAGTGGCATTGCGGCATTGCTGGTGCTGATGGCAAACACGAAGGTGAACCCCCTGCGGATGAAAATGGGTGCAGAGAGCATGGTGATCGCCAGTGCTTCGCTGCTGGTGATGGCAGCTGCCGTAAAACAGATTGGCAAAGCCATGGGGACGGACGCCGGCGGCGCTGGTATGGCCGGTGTGAGCTTAATGCTGATCGAACTGGCAGGCGCACTGTATCTGCTTGGCAAGCGGGCACCCGAGAGCACGGCTGCGGCTGCGGCAATGGTGGCCATGGGCGCGGCAATGATCGAAATGGCGCTGGCTATCAAAATGCTGGCGGATGTTGACTTTGCAGATATTGTAAAGAGCGTGTTCGGCCTTGCAGCAGCACTTGGCGTACTGATCGCAGGATGCTGGGGGCTTGGATTTGTTTCCGCAAATCTGGCATCTGCAGCCGGTGCCTGCCTGATGCTGGCAGGTGCGCTGCTGATCCTGACACCGGCCTTTAAGGGACTGGCCAGCCTGACGGCAGGAGAAGCCTTTGCGGGAGTGATCGGAACCATTGGCATAATGCTGGGCTTGTTTGCCGTTGGTGCCATTACACCGGTGGCGGCAGGCATGGTGGTATTTTCGGCATGTCTTATCAGCCTTGGCAAAGCCTTCAGTGCATTTGCAGGCGGAATTATCAAGCTGAGCATTGCTGCTGCGATCCTGACAGTGCTGAGTGCATTTGCAGGACCGCTGCGCGAGGTGATCGTGAACGCGGCAGACGACATTGAAGCGGCGCTGACAGCGATCCTGACAGCCATCTGCAATACCATCAATAACTGCGCGGAGCCGATCGGCGCGGCGCTGCTGACCCTTTGCAAAGTGCTGATCCAGACCGTGATCGACCTGATCGGCTGGGCATGGAGCGGAGAAGGCGGCGAGGGAAACGGCATTGAAGGCGCGCTGGAAGAGCTGTGGAGCCAGTTTGTGGAATGGCTGGGCGAGAAAAAAGACGAAGCCGGGGAACTGATCGGCAAGCAGCTGAACCCGGCGAACTGGTTTACCGTGAAAGGCGGACTGCTTGGAAGTTTGCTTGACTCTGCTGACACAGCAGCGGATGAGAGGGAAATGACGGAGTACGGCACCTATATGGCCGAGGGCCTTGCAAACGGCCTGACCGGTCCGGAAAGCACGAACGCTGTGACCGGCGGTATAGCGACACTGTGCAGTACCGTAGAAACATTCTTCCGCAATTTCTGGGGCATTCACTCGCCCTCTACACGGATGGCGACCTTGAGCGAATACATCCCGGAGGGCTTCAAGGAAGGACTGACCGGAACGGACGGCACGGCTGCCATTGGTGACGGTATCAGCGGAATGCTGGATTCTGCCGGAAGCTGGCTGGATAAGTTGTTCCCGGGACTGCTGAATAAGGCAAAGAACTACGGCAGTCAGTTTCAAAATGCACTGCTCAGCGGCAGTGAATATCAGGGAATGCCGGGTTTTGACGAATGGTATGAAAAAGAAATATCGGCCTACCGCGTGAAGCAGCCAGGCGGCAAGACCGGACTGACTTCCGAAGACCTTGACGCGGATATAAAGAAGGACCCGAAGGATGCCAAGAATCCGACAGGCAGCGGCGGCAAGACCAAAAAATCCTCCGGCTCCGGCACGAAGAAGACCGTGGCCCAGCAGATCGAGGAAAAGTACAAGCCGAAGCTGGAAGCAAACAAGGCGGCACGGGAAGCACTGGACAGCGAGTACGAGCTGTGGCAGACCGAGAACCAATACAGCGCGGATGAGGACACGCTGCTGGCGAAGAAGATGGAGAACGCGGCGGCAGAAATTGCGAACCAGACCGACCGGGTGGCCATTGCACAGGCAAAGTACGACGAAATGCTGAAGCGCTGGGGCGCGGACAAGACCGAGACCAAGGAAGCCTACGCCAGCCTGCTGAGCGAAAAGACCAGCCTTGCGAAATTGCAGGCAGACCAGTACACCGGCCTGTTTGAAGACATCACGAAGCGGTATGACACCGACCTTGGTACACTGGAAAAAGAGTATAACCTCTGGACGGCCCAGAACAGCAACACTGCCTCAAAGCTGGACAAGATCGACCGGGAGACCGAGTACCAGAAGAACGAGCTGGAACTGAAGCAGAAGAAGGAAGCCAAGGCAAAAGAGCAGTGGGAGACCCTGCGGAAGGAATACGGCGAAAGCGACCTGCGCACAAAGGAAGCCTGGAACGACTATCTGGATGCGCAGACCGAGAGTTTGCAGCTTCAAAATGATATTGCCAAGCAGTCGCTGAACAAGCTGGATGCGCAGCTTTCCATCATCAAGGACGAACAGAGCCGGATGCAGAGCCGCATGGACCTGCTGACCAGCATCTACGGCGATGGCAGCCTGAAAGACCGTGAGGACGCCTACAAGCAGGCGGTGGAGCAGTACGGCGAAAACAGCGCTGAGGCAAGAAAAGCAAAGTATCAGGGCATTACTACCAGCATCCTCGGCACGGTGGAGGCACTGCAGAACATGAATGCCGAGCTGGAAAAGACCCGGCTCATCCAGCAGCAGCTGGCGGACGGCAAAGACCTGAATGGCAATCCGCTGAGCAAAGACGATGTGAACGACCTGAAAGACCAGCTGCTCTCCTCCCGCAGTTCTATGGTGAGCTTTGCAGGGGCACTGGCAGATGCCATGGGCCTTGAGGACAGCGCCAAAAGCGCGGTGGTAAAGCTTGCCAATGCCATCCAGAAGAACTGGGTGCCCATCAGCAATGCATGCAGCGAGGTGTGGACGAAGGTCTCCGGAGCCATGGGCGAGGAGATGACGAACACCCTGAGCACCGTATTCAAGGCAGCATTCAGCGAGGAAGGCATGGAGATCGGGACGGAATTCGTCTCGGCCATTGCATCCGCCATGCAGGGAGACTACGCTGGTGCCATCATTTCGGCGGCAACGGGACTGATCGATCTGTTGTTTACGGACACCGGAAAGCAGCTGACCGGCGGGGCAGGAGACATGCTGCTGAAGCTGTTTTCCGGAATTCAAAATGGAGACCTTGCTGGAAAGCTTGCCAACATCGGGACAGCCGCGGCAAATGTCGGCAATTCCCTGAGTGGACTGCTGCCAATGCTGGGACAGCTGGGAACGACAGGAGCCGGTGCAGGAATGGCAGTTGGCGGCATTGGCGAAGCACTGGGCGGGCTGGGCGCTTCCATACTGGCGGTGCTTCCGGAACTGCTGATTGTGGTGGGCATTATTGCAGCCATCGCGGCACTGATCGGCGGTATTGCGTGGTTTATCAGCAGCCGGAAGAAGGAAAAGGCCACCGGCGCAAAGGACGTTGGCTCGGAGATCGATAAGGGCATCAGTGATGGCGTGAAGGAAGATGCGCCCATTGTGGACGATGCCGTGAGCGACATGACCGAGAACGCCATGGACATTGCGAAGGGCACACTTGGAACCATCAGCAAAGTGATGGGCGACGACTACGAGTACACGCCCCAGATCGTGCCCGTGGTGGACCTGACCAACGTGCTGGAAGGTGCGGATGAGATCGACAATGCCTTTGCGGCGACAAAATCGCTGAGCCTTGACGGAGACGTGAGCCGGAACCTTGCAAACAAGATCGATGCCGAAGCGCAGCTTCAAAATGGACTGAAGAGCGCCGGAAATGAGGACACGTTGCGTGCCATCAACGCACTGGCCGGGCACATGGACGGCGTGGCCGAGAGCATCAAGGGCATGAGCGTGACCATCAACGGCAGAAAGGCCATTGGCTACATCGACGACCGGATGGGACGGCTGACCGCAGCGAAAGTGAAGTGAGAAAATGGCGATCATCAAAGAACTGAGCCCCGGTGATACCCTGAAAGTGTACGAGGACGGCGTTGCAGCAGAGTTTGTGGTGGCCCAGCACAACTACGAAAAAGACCTGAACGGCAAGGGTAAGACCATGCTGATGCGCACCACCCTGCTGAAAGACGCAGTTAAGTGGGGCAACAACGAGAAAGATGTTTCGTGGAAGAACGAGCCGACACTGCGCAACTGGCTGGAAAACACCTACGCAGCACGGCTGAGTAAGGACACACTGAAGACCATCGTGCCGGTGACGATCCGGTATGATTACGGTTCAAGTGAGAGCGGTACGCTGGAAGAACAGCGGTTCTTTGTGCCGAGGGTGGTAGACTTCAGCGGAGATACGGCGCTGTTTACTGGAATCCGAAGATTTTTTGAGGATAGTCTGAGCGGCGGAAGGGCGGATATTACCGAAGGAAGCAACATCTACGAGCTGTGGAAGTACGTGTTCAGCACGCGAAGCAGCAAAAACTACGAGGATGGCGATAACACCCGCGGAGAGGCACTGAGCCTTTACGTGAAGCACGGCAGAGGTGCCGACCCCGGGTCACCTGGGTACATTAACACCTACTGGGATACGACAACGGAACAGTGGGGCGTTTCCAGCTCGAATATTCTCGTATGTTTCTGCGTGGATGAGAATGCCACAGTGGACGATGATGGATGCCTGACAGCCAACAGCGGGCCGAAGATCCAGAGCAACTACTTTGGCATGAACGGCGTATTTGGGCGGTGGGGAAAGTTCGGGCTGCCATACCGCGTTTATGACGCAGATGGCGACACCATTACCGTGACCGAAAAGCTGAACGGCGAAGTGCACAGGACGTTTAGGGCAATTCAAAATGGAGTATACCGGTTTGAAATATCACAGAAAGAGCTGGAAAGCTTTGACTGGAACGCCGACTATACCCTGACGGTAGAAGCCAGCGACGGCCGGACCACTAACCGGAAAAGCTGCAAGGTGAACCGCATCCGTTCATCCGGGTACGTGGTGTATATCGGGCAGATCAAAGGCACGGCGGATGGACGGAGCTACTACTGGACAGAGCGAAACATTCTGGACGATCCGTTCAACGAGAATGCGCCGGTGATCCTTGACCCGGAAGTGACACTGGAAGCCAACGAGATCAGCTCGTTTACCTTTACGGTGCCCGTCTCGAACCCATTCTACGACAAGCTGGAGCTGAAAAAGCCGGTAGTCAGCATAGAAGAGGACGGCCGCGAGATCTTTATGGGCTATATCACCGAAATGGAAAAGAACTTTGAGCTGGACATGGAAGTGACCTGCGAGAGCGAGTTTGGATACTTGCAGGACAGAGACTGTCGGGTGGAGAACAAGTTCTACACGGCGTCCGAACTGCTGGCACTGGCGCTGACCGTGGAGGATGACCCGGAAGAACACGTCGGCTTCAAGGGCGAAGGCAAGGTGTTCCTGCCCGGAAATGTGACCATAGAAAAGCCGGAAAGTGACACGGACAAGGAGACCAAAGCCATCAGCGACTGCTGGAGCGTACTGACGAACAGCCTGACCGGAAAGTACGGCGGATATCTGCGCCTGCGCAAAGAAATCAAAATGGTGGACGGCGTGCGCGTTTACACAAGATATCTGGACTATCTGGCAAAACTGAACGACAAGACTGATCAGGTGATCGAGCTTGGAAAGAACCTGCTGGACATTTCGTACTACATCAAGGCCGGGGACATCGTGAATTCGGTGAAGGCATATGGTTGGTACAAGAGCGGATGGTTCTTCTGGGAGACCACGAACCCCATCTCGCGGGAAGCGTACAACGGAGAATCCATCAAGAAGTACGGCCTGTGCCAGCGCGTCCTTGTTGTGGAAGGAACCGATTCCACGGAAGACAGCCTTTTGAAGAAGGCCACGGACGAGCTGAAAAAGTACAGCGGTTTCACCGGAAGTGTGCAGATCAACGCTGCAGACCTGTGTGATATTGGCGTGGACACCGACCGGCTGGACTTTATGAAGGAGACGTACGTGCTCGCGGAACCGCACAGCATCGATGACTGGCTGCCCTGCACGAAGGAAGTGATCCCGCTGCATGAGCTGGACCAGAAAGACTTTACCTTTGGCGCGACCACGGCAAAGCTCTCGTCTTTGCAGGCGGGCAACTTTGCAACGGCGGGCAAGGCATGGAATGCGATCCAGTCCACCATTGGATACATCAACAAGTGAGGAGGATCAATGTACCATTCTCTTATTATAAATGTAGGCGACAACTACATTGACACCTGGGACGACTGGAAGCTGATCCCTTCCTCGCGGCCGGTGATCGCACCGCCCATTGAGCGGACAAAGTTCGTGACTGTGCCTGGCAGAGACGGCGCACTGGACTACAGCCGTACCCCTGCAAACCGTCCTACCTACGATGACCGTACCGGAAAAATTGAGTTCTACCTCGAAAACGACTATGCTGGCTGGGACTGGGAGACCGCGTACACGACCATCTGCGAGACATTGAAGGGACAGCGGGTGCGGTTTGCGCTGGAGGACAATCCCAGCCATTATTATTCGGGTCTCTTGTGGGTGGACCAGTTCAAAAGCGACAAGGGGCACTCGAAGATCACGCTGGAGTACAACTTGCACCCGACCATGTACACCCTGAAGGTGAAAGCCGTGGCGCTGAACGCATACGACCTGAAGCTGAACAGAGGCATGGAGTACCAGCTGCTGGTGGGTGTTGGGCCGACGAATACGTTCTACCGCAAGATGAACGTGACCGCGAAACCGCGGGACGTGGTGAAAATTACTCAAAATGGGACCATTCTGGCCCTGCGGAAGGGCACAGCGGTGGTGACGGCAGAGTGCGGCGGCGTGAAAGCCGAGTGTGCCGTGACGGTAGGCACTTACGAGAGCTTTACCATTGAGCGGGCACTGGACGGCGTGAGCGAGACGAACCCGGTGGGAAGCATCGTTGCCGGCATGAGCTACCAAAATGTGTTCAGCGTAGGCGACAGCGAGAAGGAAATGCTGGAACTGACCGTAGAGATGGGCGGTATGGATGTGACCGGAAGTTGTGTTGTCATGGCAGAGGACAACGCGAGCGCACAAATCAAAATGGCATCGGTGACGGGAAATATCAAGATCACAGCGCATGCTGCAGCAAAGCCGGTGGCGGCGATGCTGTGTGCAGATATCCTGCCTGTGGAGGTAAAGCCGCTGAAACGGGTAGAAGGAGCATTCCGGCTTGGAAGATGAAAGGAAGGATGATATTTGAGTTTGGAAGCGTATTCCATTTTGAAAAATGGAAACGAAAAGCTCTCGGAGCATTTCAAGGTGCGCGAGTTCTACTGCCGTGACGGCAGCGACCCGGTGTTCATTGACACGGCGCTTGTGGAGGTGCTGGAGAAGATCCGTACGCACTTTGGCAAGCCTGTGACCATCACGAGTGGGTTCCGCACGGCAAGCTGGAACGCAAAGCAGAAGAATGCCGCAAAGTTCAGCCAGCATCTGTACGGCAAGGCGGCAGACATTCAGGTGCAGGGCATCAGCGTGGAGCGGGTGTATGCCTACGCGGACAGGCTGCTGGGCAACGCCGGTGGCTGCGGCATTTACCCGCCCGGTCTGGGACGCGCCAATGGCTGGGTGCATGTGGACGTGCGCAAAGCCAAGAGCCGCTGGAAGGGGTGAGCGCCGATGGAAAGCATCATTGCCGCCATCCTCAGCGGTGTTGTGACCCTGATCGGCGTGCTGATCGCAAACTCGCGTTCCAATGCCGTGATGGAATACAAAATTGAGGAGCTGACCCGGGAAGTCCGCAAGCACAACGGTTTTGCGGAGAAGATCCCGGTCATCCAGAGAGATATTCAGGTGCTGAACCACAGAATGTCCGACATCGAAGTACATGAATACGAACACGAAAGGAGCAACGTATGAATTTCAACATTACTGCAGGCACCATTGCACGTACCGCCGTTCTTCTGCTGGCTCTGACCAACCAGATGCTGAGCGCCATGGGCAAGAGCCCGCTGCCTATCGAGAGCACCACTGTGGAGCAGCTGGTGACGGCTGGCATCACGACCATTGCGGCACTTGTCGCATGGTGGAAGAACAATTCCTTTACGAAGGAAGCCATTGCGGCCGACAAGGAGTATGACCGCCTGAAGGCAAAGAGCGGGAAGTAA